ACCAAACGTGCTACGTTAATTCTGTCAACAGCACTAGCACCTCTAGCTCTAGTCTTCTGACCAAAGTTAACAAGTCCTGCTCCTGTTAAGAATGTGATTGGGTTAACATTAACGCCATATAGTGTATCACGTTGTCCTTCATTTAGTGCAACTGACTTAAACTCGCCTTCGTCGTCTACATATCCAACTGCTGATGCATTAGTAATACCACCACGTCTTGTACCTGCTGGTGCAAACCATGGATAAGAAACCTGATCACTTAATGCAATAGTACGCAATATCATGTGTGATGCTGGAACAACAATATTGTTGCCAAAGTTATCACTTGAGAAGCCTGCTGGATAGAAGATACCTAAGTATTCGTCTGATGTTGCAAGACCGTCATCGTTATCTTCTACTGCAACTGCTACGTTGTTACCCCAGTTGTTTAATGTAGTTGCATCAGATGTAAGTCTAAATGGTGAGTCACCAACAACAAAAGCACTTAGGTTTCTGTCATAGTTTAGTGTTACCATTTCGCCAATAAGCTCTGGATAACCTGGGCAAGCCATTAAGTTAAAGATGCGTGATTCGTCATCTCTAATGTCTTGGTTGCTGTTAACCATTGCTTGTAAGCCTTGAATAACTACTTTACGCTGAGCCTTTCTACCAAATGAACCTGAACCATCATTTTGGTTAGCAGATTCAGTTACCCATCTGTGTGGATAATAGCTGCTCATTGATTCGTCGTTAAATCTTTTGTTATCTGCAGTCAAATCAATGTAGTTGCGCACAAACTTCTTAACGTTAAAACCAGAACGTCTCAAGTTCCATAACAACATACCTTTAGGATATAGTGCTGGATCAGGAGCGTCTGGATCTAAGAAGTTATCTGTAAGTAAGTCTACGATATCACCTTCTTCTGCTTCAGTGCCGTCACCGTTCCATCTAGCATCAGCAAATAGTATACCGTCTTCTGTAGTTTGATCTGAACTATCTAGTAACTCCCAGCGTGTAAAGTTTTTATTGTATCTATACACCTGTGGATAATTTTCTAAATCTGAAGTAGATATCCAAAGATCACCAGTTGCTAACCCTGTGCCGTCTGACTGTTCAGTTGGCTCGCTTGCAGATACTATTGGACCTGCTGGGTCTGTTTTGTCACCTTCTACTAGTGTATAATATGGGCTAGAAGTATCTTGATAACCTACCCAAGTTGTTCCGTTGTGGATCATTATGTCTACTTCGTCAACAACAGAGCTGTACCATAATGCGCCGTTTGCAGCAAGTGCAGCAGGAGCATCATTTGAAGCAGTATAAGTTAATGGAATCCAGTTACTAGCAACAAAGTCATGTACTGTATCGCCTGCTGGAGCAGCGTATAAATTAGCTGTTCCTGCACCTGAACTCATATTGTATGCTGCAAATCCAATTTCTGCTAGATGGCCTGTTGTGTCTACAATACGGAAATCACCGCCTGTGTTGTGTTTGATAGTTAATTTGTTATTAGTATCTACAACAGCTTCTATATGCTCAAATCCAGCACCGTTAATAGCACCAGCAATAACGTCTGCGTCTGTGCTTGCACCAGTTACTGATCCTGCAACAGTAATAGCTGTTTTTAAAGTTGCACTTCCAACATCACTTTCTGCAATTTGGAAACTAAATGCACCGCTTGATGCTTGTGCTGCTACTACAGAACTTGTAATGCTTGTGGCGCCTACTGCACTTCTTTTAAAGATTTTAAAATCTGATATTGGATCTGATTGCTCGCCTACATTAGATTTAACATATAATGCAGTAACCGCTAAGTTTGCACCGCCGCCGGCTGCATCTAATCCGTTTAGTGCTGCGTGTCCATTTGCATAGATTGGTGCGTCAAACTCATCAAATAATGCTGTATCAGAATTGAACTGCTTAACTCTCCATCTTGCACCACTGTTTGGTTCTGTTGTTTTAATCCATACAGAGCCACTTGGTCTTGGATTAGCGTCAGCAGTTTTATATGCTGGAACCTGTGTGTGTGGTTGAATAACTAAATCCGGAGCATAAAATGTTCCAGCTGTTAAACCTAAATCAGCTAACAAACTGTCACCTGATTCAGCATCAAGAATTAAATTAACGCCTTCGGAATAAATTTCTAATGCACCATTAACTGCTGCTGCTGTTACACCTTGTGCAACTAATGCAGCTTCGCTGTTTATTTTACTTGCAATTTGTGTTACAGTATCGCCTGGGTCAACAGTAATTGTATAAGCACTGTTGATCTGCATAGAAGCCCCTGTAGTTAAACTTGGGTTAGCAGTGGATCCTCTAACAACTGGATGGCTTTTAGCCCAATCGGTAGAACCAACTTGTACCCATGTTCCTGAATTGTTTTTGTACCAAATTACATTTAATGTTGTAATTGCTACAATAGCGTAAGAGCCAATTTGTCCAACTGAACCCTTAGGAGCACCTGGTGCATTTGCTGTGCCAGTAACTTGGTTTAACGATGTAATTACTATAGGAGTTTTTACTGTAAAACTTTGTCCGCCTGCTACTGTTGCAGCATTGCCATTCCATTCAAAAATACCGTAAGAAGTGTTTGCTGTGTCAAACCACCAAGTACCGTTTGCTGGGTCAGCAGTTGGAGCTGAACTTGATGCTTCAAGTTGTCCTAGGTCTACATCTGCTCTTACAACATATGCTCTGTTACTTACACCAAGTAAAGAGTATGCTGCCTGTAATCCATATTCATTTGTTTCACCAGCGTGGATTGGATTATTGTTGTTGTCAACTTTAAAGACTGGATCTCCAAAAGTTTCTACTAAGTCACGCTGTGATGTAATTAAGTAAGGTACACCGGCATTTGCTTTTGTTGTGCCCGGTGCTGTTCCTGTGCCGCTACCATTCTGTTTATTTTCAGAAGTAGCAACAAAAATCATTGGTACAGTGCCTGGTTCTGCGGGAGTGTAAAAACTCTCGTCAATAACGCTAACCTGTACTCCTGGTGATGATAAAGCCATTTTAATTCTCCTATTAAGTAAAGTACTTGTTATGTATATTTAGCAAACTCATATGAAAAGTTGCTGCTAAAGCCTATAAAAAAGGGGCGAAAAAGGTGAGCTAAATACAGTATGAGACCTTTATGCAAGTGCGGGCAACGGCCTGCGGCAATAAACTACTATAAAAGAGGCAAAGCCTACTATCGTAAACTATGCGAAGTTTGTTTAAAACATGGCAAAGTAGTCGGTGTGCCTAAATGGAAACAAGCAGGGTATATTAAAAAGGACACTTGCGAAAAGTGCGGCTTTACTTCAAAGCATTCAGAACAATTTAATGTATATCACATAGACGCAAATTTGACAAACTGTAGACCGTCAAATTTAAAAACAATTTGTGCTAACTGTCAAAGAATTATACAGAAAGAAGGTGTTCGTTGGAAGCAAGGAGATCTACTACCCGATTTCTAAGTTCTGATACAGTTTCGTTATTGTCTATAATTTGATCAAAATCTGTCCTGCCCCAAGCCCATTCTGAACTGTGTATATCTCTGGGTTCAACAGCACTAATCCTATAGTCAACAAACCACCCAGGTAACTGTCCTCTACGTACCCACCAAACGTTACCGCCAAGTTCTTGAATCATTTTTATTTCATTTGGAAAACGTGTATCTGGAACGACAAAATTAGTTGTAGGATTATCTAGTATTCTTTTTTTAACAAGACTTACCCAAATACCATCATAAAAACCTTGACGCATACACTCTGTGCCAAATTCTTGTAGGACTAACCTAGGAGTAATTTGCCTACCTGTTTCTTTAGTCCAAAACTCGTCAACTTTTTCGCGCCATTCCCGTGATTCGTTTGTATCGCCTTCTACCATATCTCGTGGCCAGTCAAACATTTCTGAAACAGCATCTTTAAGTTTATCAGCAAATGACACTTTTACAAAACCATGTTCTGCTACTAGCATATCTGCTACTGTGCCCTTGCCGCTGCCAATTAATCCGCACACACCGATTATCATTAAGGTTATCTCCACATTGATACTAAAGTATAGCGTAAATTTGTTAACTTGTCAAGTTTTAATTACATAAAAATTATCAAAGGTAGTAAGCATATAATTGTTTTGTTTTGTAAATTCATCTACTGCTACTTTTACTGAAATCCACTTGTAATCATCGCCGCATATAAATTTACAATCTTTAAAATATTCTAATTGGCTTGCAACTTGTTCAGTTCCGTGATGAGCATCTAAGTATGCGAGATCAAATTTAATTTTATTAGTAACTTTCCAATCTTCGAAATCTTGCGGATAAACATCTTTAAGTAAATTAAATTTAGGATGTTGTTTTATTATTTGATCAAATACATCTTTCTGAGGTCCGTCAAAGTATTTTTTTAAATAATCAATATCAGGATTAAATCTTTGATTAATATTTCTATCTATAAATCTATTTTTTGTTTTTTTGTTAAAAACCATTTTTGATGCTTTTGCCATAGAAAAATTGTCAACTACGTAGAAATTTGATTGTTCTGGAATAGCATTCAACCAAGCCCAGGTGCTTCTCCCATAGCCACATCCTACTTCAACAACATTCGAATTAACAGATAACTGCTGTGCAATTTCATAATAATGTATGTGTTGATTAGAATCAGTAAGTCCGGGAATTTGCTCTGCACTTGTTATTTTAAGTTCTATATTACTTAATCTATGTGCTTGACTAGCCAATGGTGAAACCGTACCCTACGCCGCCTGGAATTTGAGTTGCTACTTCGGCTTCTAGTTTTTCCATTTCAGACTGAGCTTCTGATTTTAGCGTATCACCATTTAACTGTGATCCACCTTGTGGGCCTGCAATAGTAGCAAATTTAGATCTTGCTTCGCCTAGCATATATTTGCAGGCTGCAAGAGTGTAATCTTTAATCCATTGTTTTGCAAGATAGTCGTCTAGCAACTGTTCATTAGGTCTATAGTTGTAGCAGTATAAAAGAAGTTCCTCTTCTGCTCTAGGACGTTGTAGTAGAGTTAACTTTTTAGTTGCTGTGTTCCATTTAAATTCAATAAATGACCCAAACATACGTCCAACAAGTTCTTGGTATTGTGAAAAGAAATCATATGTTGCTAAGCCGCCCATATTAGAACTTGCTAGCAAATAAGTGTTTGTGTATGCTAAGTTAAACGGTTCAAATAATGTGCCGCCATCGCCGCCACCACTTCTAGAACCTATGCTCCTTCTAAATAGTTTTCTTACTTCTATAACTTCTGACGGTAAAACATAGTCGTTTTGATCTACTACAGTAGGCATAAACATATAAGATTCTTCAACTGAGTTATCACTTCGCTGTCTAAATTTAGAAAATGCTTTTTCCAGTGCGGTTTCGTAATGTATAGGGTCTAATTCTACATCAACCATTCCACCGCCAAGGAATGTGTTTACATAATCAAAGATTTCTTGCTTTTTTGTTACCAAGTTTGACATAAGTTTATTCTCCAATAGTATTTATCGAATAAATATGTGTATGCCAAGATTATCGTTATACAAACCAGAGAAAGGAAAAGACTACGAATTTTTAGATCGTCAGATTGAAGAAATGTTCACTGTCGGCGGTACAGACGTATATGTACACAAATATATAGGTACTGACGACGGTACAACTGTTAAAGATGAAACACAAATACAAGATATGGTGTTTTTAGAAAACAGAGATAGAAAATACGATCCTGATATCTATAAACTTCGTGGTATTTACAATGTACAGGATATAGATTTTGATCTAAGCCAATTTGGTTTGTTTTTATCCAATGATACTTTATTTTTAACTATACATATACGCAATTCTGTAAAAACCCTAGGCAGAAAAATAATGCCGGGTGATGTTATTGAGCTTCCTCATTTAAAAGATGAATATGCTGCAAATGATTATTCTGTTGCTCTTAAAAGATATTATGTAGTAGAAGATGTAAATCGTGCAGCAGAAGGATTTACACAGACTTGGTATCCGCACCTATATAGATTAAAATTAAAACAAATTATGGATAGTCAAGAATACAAAGAAATACTTGACTTGCCAATGGATGCTGATGCGCCAGGTGAAGGTACTTTACGTGATTTATTAAGCACATATGAAAGAGAAATGCAAATCAATGATGCGATTATTGATGAAGCAGAAGCAAATGCTCCTAAGAGCGGCTATGATATTAGCCATTATTATACTCTAAATACTAACGACGAAGGTAGAATAGAGCTTACTACAGCAGACGAAACAGATATTGATGCTAGCGGTCTTAGAGAAACAGACGAAATACAAACGCCGCCAGATAGGTCGGGTTATAGCGGATACTTGCTAGGTGTTGATGAAGCACCAAATGGTGCAGTATTTGGTTCTGGCATAAGTTTTCCAAGTGAAAGTGAGGACGGCGATTACTTCTTAAGGACTGATTTTATGCCTAAAAGATTATTTAGATTTGATGGAACTAGATGGGTTAAAGTACAAGATAGTGTAAGACACACACTAACAAATACTGATACTAGAAACACAGTTGTAACATCATTTATTAATAACGATAATGTAAGTAATATTGGCGGTGAGGAAGTAGTTGAAAAACAAGGTATTTCTCAAGCACTTAGACCCAAGGCAGATAACTAATGCAACATTTTTACGACGGACAAATTAGAAAATATGTTACTCAGTATATAAGAATGATGAGTAATTTTTCTTACAAAGATGCTAAAGGTAATCTAGTACGTATTCCGGTGCTGTACGGAGATTTAACAAGACAAGTTGCTCATATTATTAGAGACAACTCAGAAAATAAAATTCCAAGTGCGCCAAGAATGGCTGTTTATATTACAGGACTAGAGTTAGATAGAGCAAGAGTAAGTGACAAAACATACACAAACAAAGTTAACATTAGAGAAAGAGCATATGACGCACAAGGCAAAGAATATTTAAACGTACAAGGAAAAAACTATACGGTTGAACGTTTGATGCCAACTCCCTACAAATTAACAATGAATGTTGATTTGTGGACAACTAATACAGATCAAAAATTACAAATAATGGAACAAATTTTAGTACTGTTCAATCCTAGTTTAGAAATACAAACTACAGACAATTATATAGACTGGACCAGTTTAAGTGTAGTTGAGTTAGACCAGGTAAACTTTAGTTCTCGCTCAATACCTGTTGGCACAGAATCAGAAATTGATGTAGCTCAAATGACTTTTAGTAGTCCAATATATCTAAGTGCGCCGGTTAAGGTAAAGCGCCTAGGCGTTATTACAAATATTATCACAAGTATATTTGATGAATCGCAAGGAACTATTGAATTAGGATTAAGTGGGCCTATTGTAAATGCTTACGAAGAAGATGCCGTAG